ACCCAAATGACCAAGAAGCGTGTTACACACATCAAAGTAGTTGTCCACCTTCCCTGGCTCGGTAGTCTCCAGCCTTGCAAGCAGTTTGTTTTTGATCAGGTCAATGGCAGTGAGGGGCATGCCCCTGTTATTCAGAGATTCGAAGAGTGTATAGGCATCGGCATGGCTGGCTACTTCGATCTTGACCAAGCAAGCTTGGTTACTCGAAGCGCGCGACATGGCGGCTTTTGTCTATGACATCGCCAAGCGCACGGCACGTCTGAACAAGGCCAAGCGAGCGCATGATGATCTCATCGCCGCAGCCCATCGTGCCCAGGCCAATGCACTGGAGATCGAGGCGCAGGCGAAGCGCCGGCTGGCCGATGAATACGACGCTGCGCAGGAACGGGGCGATGTTGCGTCCCCCGGTCAGCGTGGCCCAATAAAAGCCGTTGAGAACGACAACGGCTTTTCTCCGGCAACTGCCGCCGATTTGGGTCTTCGCCGCGATCAAATCCATGAAGCGCGCCAGATCCGGGACGCTGAGGCGGCAGATCCCGGCGTTGTACGCCGTGCCCTTGACGAAAAACTTGCTGCCGGTGATGAGCCGACCAGGTCCGATCTGCGGAAAGCCGTCGTAGCAGCCGCCATGCGCGGTCTGCGTCCTCAGCGATCCGCCAGTCGGCGCAATCCCCATTACGTGCCGCCGACACCCGAGCAGGAAGCCTGGCGTCACGTCACCGGAACCTTCCGCGCTTTCGCCGAATGGGCCTCCCCCGAAAACCTCGCCCGCGCTCATCGCGGCAAATCCGACGCTTCCAGCGAGCCGTTTTACGACCTCGACGTCGCGGCCATTCGCAAGGGGGCAACTGCGTTCAACACCATCAAGGAGTGGATCGAAAATGAATAAGCAAACCGCAACCTTTGCCGCCCGCGTTTGGGAAATCGCATCCGACGTTGGCAACAGCGCTCCCAAGATCACCGACGTGGTCATGGAAGAAACCTTCCCCCTGACCTGCATGGAAGCCCGTCAGGAAGGGGCGTTCAAGATGCTTCGCACGGGCATCATCACCGAGGTCAAGCGCATCCTGCGTGATCGTGACGACGGAACGGCGCAGCGCGATTTTGGCGACCTGTGTCAGCAGTTCGCACCGCTCATCAAGGACCTCAAATCCAGGACCTACTTCGTCCAGAGCGCCGAGGAATATGTCTCGGTACCTGACCTGATCGCGGAACCTGACCTGCTTGATGACGCTCGCCGGTTCATGCGCACCAAAGGCATGGAATGCCTGGCTGAAGCCGATCGTTTGGACGCGCTTTATGCCGCCGTTACCGACCAGGACGACGACGGTGATTTTCATGCACCCACGGTCGTCCCCGCGCCTGTCGCCCTTCACACCGGCGAGGTGGCACAATGAGTAAACTTCCCATCATCTCTGCCGACCAGCGGCTCAACGAGCGGCGTGGCATCAAGGGCTGCATCTTCGGCAAGTCCGGGATCGGCAAGACCTCGCTGCTGTGGACGTTGAATGCGACCACCTGCCTGTTCATGGATCTGGAAGCCGGCGATCTGGCGATCGAAGGCTGGGCGGGCGACACCATCCGTCCTCGGACTTGGGCTGACTGCCGTGACGTCGCCGTTTTCATCGGTGGGCCGAACCCGGCGCTGCGGGATGACCAGCCCTACGGACCAGCCCACTACCAGGCCGTCTGCGAGCGCTTCGGTGATCCGGCGGCATTGGACCGCTACGAGACGATCTTCATCGACTCCATAACTGTCGCTGGGCGGCTCTGCTTCCAGTGGTGCAAGGGCCAGCCCGAGGCGTTTTCCGATAAGACCGGTAAGCCGGACGTGCGGGGCGCTTATGGGCTGCACGGGCGGGAGATGATCGCCTGGTTGACCCACCTGCAGCACACCCGCGCCAAGGACGTGTGGTTCGTCGGCATCCTCGACGAGAAGCTTGATGACTTCAATCGGCGCTTCTTCGCGCCGCAGATCGACGGGGCCAAGACCGGCAACGAGCTGCCCGGCATCGTCGACGAGGTCATCACCATGGCCGAGGTTAAGGCTGAGGATGGCTCCGCCTATCGCGCCTTCGTCTGCCACACCCTGAATGCATGGGGCTTTCCGGCCAAGGATCGCAGCGGTCGCCTTGATCAGCTCGAAGAGCCCCATCTCGGGCGGCTCACCGACAAGATCCGTGGGCCCGTCCGACCCATTGCCGAGCGGCTGACCTTCGATCGCCCGGCCCCCGCCATCAATCCCGATACCCCTCAATCCTAAAGATAAGGAGGACACACCATGTCCGGTTCCTGGAACGACTTTAACGACGCCAAGCAGGTCACCAACCTGATCCCCAAGGGCACCCTTGCCAAGGTGCATCTCTCCATCCGCCCGGGTGGTCACGACGATCCGGCTCAGGGCTGGACCGGCGGTTACGCCACGCTGGGCACCACCGGCTCCGTCTATCTGAACGGCGAGTTCACCGTTCTGGAAGGTCCGTTTGCCCGGCGCAAGATATTCACTCTGATCGGGCTCTACAGTCCCAAGGGCCACGACTGGGGCAACATGGGCCGCAGTCTGATCCGCGGCATCCTCAATTCGGCGCGGGGCATCTCCGACAAGGATACCTCCGCCCAGGCACAGGCGGCGCGGCGCATCAACGGCTTTGCCGACCTGGATGGCATTGAGTTCTTGGCCAAGATTGACATCGGCAAGGACGCCAACGGCGAGGATAAGAACGAGATCCGTATCGCCGTGACGCCGGATCACAAGGACTACGCGTCACTTATGGGCGTGGTCGCAGGTCAGGCAACTGCCGCTCCCCAGCCGTCCACCCCGACCACTACCCATACCTCCACCCCAGGGGCAGGCGTTCGCCCGTCCTGGGCCCAGTAGGAGGGCGGACCCATGTTGCTTCGCCCTCGCCAAAAGACCTTCGTCGAGCGCAGCGTTCAAGCGCTTAGGCATTCAGGAAACTCCCTGGCCGTTGCCCCGACCGGTGCCGGCAAGACGATCATGCTTTCGGCTGTCGCCGGGCGAATGGTCGGCGGCACCGACGCCAAGGCCTGCGTGCTGGCTCATCGGGACGAACTGACGGACCAGAACCGGACCAAGTTCGGTCGGGTCAATCCCAAGATCGCCACCTCGGTGGTCGATGCCCGGGAGAAGTCATGGCGGGGGCAGGTGACCTTCGCCATGGTTCCGACCCTGGCCCGCTCGGCTAATCTCGGGGCCATGCCTGCACTCGATTTGCTGGTCATTGATGAGGCGCATCACGCGGCCGCCGACAGCTATCGTCGGATCATCGACCAGGCACTGCACAACAACCCCATGTGCCGCATCTACGGGGTCACGGCGACACCGAACAGGGGAGACAAGAAGGGGCTCCGGCCCGTCTTCTCCAACGTCGCCGATCAAATTCGCATCGGTGAATTGATCGCCTCCGGCCATCTGGTGCCGCCACGGACCTTCGTGGTCGATGTCGGCGTCCAGGATGCGCTCTCCAACGTCAAGCGGACGGTGGACGACTTCGACATGGCCGAGGTCGACGCCATCATGAACCGGGCGCCTGTGACCGAAGCCGTGGTTCGGCATTGGAAGGAAAAGGCGGGTGACCGCCAGACCGTGGTGTTCTGCTCGACGGTCGATCATGCCCGCAACGTCACGGCGGCCTTCAATGAGGCCGGAGCCCCGGCAGCGATGGTCTATGGCGACATGAGCGACGCGGATCGTCGTTCTGTCCTGGCGGCCTATGCGTCAGGCAATATCCGCGTCGTGGTCAACGTCGCCGTCCTGACCGAAGGCTGGGATCACCCCCCGACCAGTTGCGTCGTGCTGCTGCGCCCGAGCTCGTACAAGTCCACCATGATCCAGATGGTTGGGCGTGGTCTGCGGACTGTGTCGCCTGACGAGCACCCCGGCGTCATCAAGACTGACTGTATCGTCTTGGATTTTGGCACCTCCACGTTGCTGCACGGCTCGCTCGAACAGGACGTGGATCTCGACGGCCACGAAGCCGATGGCGAGGCTCCGACCAAGGATTGTCCGGAATGTGGGGCCGTTGTCCCCATCGGTGTCACCGAGTGCCCGCTTTGCGGTCATGTTTGGGAGCGGGGCGGCGACGGTGAGCCCTTGGGCGACTTCATCATGTCCGAGGTGGATCTGCTGAAACGCTCGAGTTTCCGCTGGTGCGACCTCTTCGGCGACGATGCGGCCCTGGTCGCCAATGGGTTCAGCGCCTGGGGCGGGGTCTTCTTTCTGAATGGCCGCTGGTACGGCATCGGTGGCCTGCAGCGCCAGCGCCCGAAGATCCTGGCCATCGGCGAGCGCACGGTTTGTCTGGCGGCGGCTGATGACTGGTTGAACGAAAACGAGTCCGACGAAACGGCGCACAAGACGCGCCGTTGGCTGAACCAGGCGCCGACTGAAAAACAACTCGCACACTTGCCGCCGGAATACCGCCAGGACTTTGGCCTGACCCGCTACCAGGCGTCTGCGCTGCTGGCCTTCAAGTTCAATCGCGGGGCCATCCGCTCACTG